TTAGGGTCAAAGAGAAGATTGTTTGAAATTCTTGAAATTTCTTTTTTAACAAAAATCAAAAGTCTTCTAACATTAATTCTGTCAAGCGCACTTCTTGTTGTTTGAAGTGTCTTTTGACCAAACACAACCAATCCTTCACTTGGGAAAGAAGCAATTGGGTTGATGTTTGCTTCGTATAGTCTGTCTCTCTCTTTAGAGGAAAGCTTTTCGGTTACACCAACAACTGGCACACCTGCTGCACCAGCGGTCAATCCACCGCGATTAAAGCCTGCTGGAGCAAACCAAACCTCTGAAACTGCCTGTGAATAAGAAAGTGTTCCAATTGCTGCAACTGATGGAGGACAGAAGAATGTTGTACCTGTTTCAGCATCTCTGACTCTTGTCCACGGATAGTATGCAGCACCATAGCTGTTGTTGATTTGTCGTGCTCTGAACTCTCTTGCAGCTGTTGTTGCGTCACCTCTGTTTGTAGTATCATAATCATTACCTGGTGCGCTTCTGTCAGCTGCTGGTTTAAAGCCATTTTGAATATCAATAATACCAAGCGCATCACCACGAGACTCACAGACATCAATCACTCTGTTTGTCAAGGAATTGTTTATAACACCAGGAACCGACAAGATGTTCATGTCTACGTTTTCTGGGTCTGCACAAGTATCAATAGCAATCCTTACTGTATTGTATGCATAACTTGTTGTTTGTGAAGAGCCAATTGAATTATCATTAAAAGGTTCTGCTTGTGTAATATCAATACCATCAAAACCACCATGCATTGGTATTGTGAACTGATTAAAGCCTGCGTCAATTGTGCTCTTGTAGCCACTTGAGCCGCTTGCACTAATTGATACACCGCTTGCACGTGAGCCGGAAACATAATAAGCTTCATAATCATCTATAGTTCCACCTGTAGACGCTGTAAAGCGACTTACGTTATCGAGTGTAAAGATATATGAAAATTCTGTCGTGCTTCCACTTGCGGTTGTGGTTGGACCAAACTCTGTGTGACCAACTGCATCTGGAAGACCTCTCACAAGATCAACATATGTTTCATCAAATCTTTGATTTGAATTAACAGTTTCGACACCAAAGTACGCATCGGTTGGCTCTGAAAGATTTCCTGTCTTTGTGTTTGCCCTTAATTTAGTTGCAGGGTATGTAAAAGATGCCGTTAGTGCTGATGGCATACCTCCGATAAAATTAACTCCACTTTGGGAGCCGTCAAGAGAACCAGATCCTAATGCTAGTGAGGATGGGTTCCCTGTGCTGGAACCTGTTGCAGAAAGAAGTTCTCCTCTGGCAGCTGTTGAATCAGAAAATGCTTTAAAGCCAACTGGTCTAATTGGACCTTGGTAACCAAACGGAACAAGTGTTGGGTCATCTCCAAGACCTGGAGCTTCTTCGATATAAATGTATTTTGAACTATTTTCATACTCTCCAAAATATCTCCAACGACGATCAGTATCAGACCATCTAGCATATTGATTACCAATTCTGGCAGCAACATAATTTGGAGAATCTGGACTTAAGTTTAGATTTGAGAAACTTTCTAAAACAACTGGTGCAACATCTTTATCTTTTGCACTTCTTACAACCAAGCTGAATGTTCCATATTGGTCAGCTGGATCGTCAGAGTATCTTACGTCTTCAATAGAAATTTTAATGTTTCCATTTGGAAAAGCACCGTGCTCAAGAGCAATAACTTTGAATAGTTTTTTAAGACTTGTTGGATTAAATGAGCCATAAGGTCCTGTATCTTGCGCTACAACCCACCCTGTTGATGCAGGATTTGAGTCGAGTTGGTTTTGATTATAATCACAATTGAATTGATTAGCATCACCATGCAGACCAAGAATCACACCGTAAACTGTACCTGTGGATGACCCGCTCGTAATAGTTGACTGAACAACTGATTCGTAAGTTTCTCCAAGAATATAATTTTCTTGATCGTTTGTTGAATAAAGACTTGAATTTAGTTTTGTTGGGTTTGTATTGAAAACTTTTCTAATGAATTTATCACTTGTTGGGTTAAAGTTAAATTCGTATTTTTCATTTTCGCCGCCTGCTGAATTTGAAAGTGCAACGACCCACTGACCGCCATTTGCTGATGCTGCATCGTTCCTAATCATAATAGCAGTACCGACGCTGTTTGCAGTTCCATCTGCCGCAGTTCCACTTAATGACATGTGATAATCACTTCTTGTATACCAAACAGCAGCAAGAGTTCCAGTTACATTATCTGTTGCGCTTGATCCAGAATCAATAAGGAAAAGACCGAATGCACCACCTGTATTTGTTGTTCCGCCAGCACCAATTTTCCAGCCAGCCAATGCTGCATCAGTGCCGTCGTTATCAATATGAGAGCGACCAAGAAGACGAATAAAGGTTAAAGGAGTGCTATTTGCTAACCATGCTTGTGCAGCATAAGCGCCATACTGTGGAGATAAGTCTTCATTTCCATCACGCCAAACATCACTTACTCTACCACCAGGTTGTGGGGTTCCGAATATTTGAGCAAATTCTGTAAAGCTCTCAACTTTTACTGGTTGAAGAGCAGGACCTCTTTGTGCTCTCCCAACGATAACTGGTCCGATTGCTTCTGGTTCATCTGGTAGTTGTGATCTATCAAGTTCTCTTAATTGAACTCCAGGTGAAACGAAACGATATTTTTTGGATGCCATGTGATTAAATCTCCTTATTGCGCTTTAATAATCTTTTATAAATAGTGTGTTTATAAGCGAAAAGACTAAACATTTAAGGTCTAAACTTGCCATTACTCCAATCTGGTTCATCACCAACCACTACTCTCTCTCGGGCTGTTCTTATTTCAACTGCATTTTCTCTGACAACCACGTTTGGTCTTTTCTCATTTTTATCGCCACCAATTAGATAACCGAGAACACGAACTGATATTTCAGTTTCATAAACTCTGGTTTCTGCTCCCAATTCTGTTATGTCGTTATTAGAGGAAAAATCAGATTGCACAAAGGCTTCATAAGAATGCCCATCTCTTTTAAAAACAAGATAATTGATTCCGTTTGTTATTGTAACGAACGGTTGTACAATTTCATTTATTTGCTGTTGATATTCCGATCTTATTGTAATTGCATAGTCTACAGAAACGTATGAAGGAGCAGGCATTGTTAATGTTTCATAAACAATCTTTTTTTCATTTGTTTTTTTTCTGCTTGGAAAGTTAATTTGTTGAGAGCCGGGATTTCCTTTGTTGCCGACAATTTTATTCTTTTTTCTGTAAGCATCAGCATTTAAAAAATTCCCTGTCTTGTTTTGACCAACTTTTCTTGCTACTGTTATTGAGCCACCTTTAGCGTCATTAACAGGATAAGAATTCCCATAGAAAACTCCTTTATCTGTCAATGACTTTTCAAAACCAGTTCTTGCTATTGATATCATGGGAAAAATTAAAGTTCCATTATCGTCTCTTAAATCTTTATCGTCTTTTATCTGGAACGCTCTTTCTGAAGCTTGCCAAATAACAGGCACTTTATTGAAGCCTTTGTTAGTAGTGCAAAAAATATTAAGTTCTTTATCGACAAAATCATAAATTGAATAATCGATTGTTTCCAGTGTTGACGGCTCAAATGATATGATTTGTTTTATTGTTCCACTTACATTACTAATATCTTTCATACTTATTTACCGTCAAATAATCCTTGTCTTGCTTTTGCACATCTTGCAGAGATTTCTAATTGATTTTGGTTTTGCCCAAATAACTGCTTTGGTTCATTAAGAGTTATGATCTCATAATATTCCTGATTATACAGAATAAAATCACCTTCACGAACAAATACATCCTGATCTTCTGTTAGACGCCTTTTGTGGAAATGACAAGTTAATTCATAGATCCTATCCAGTCCATAACCTGTTGTAGTTGTCTCGTTGCCGTTCCAATCAATAAGAACATAAACTCTAACCGGAGGTAGAAAGTTTTTTTCTATTGCTTCTCCATAAAGTGGATGATAGTTTGTGTGTTTTCTGCTTATAGGATAATAAGCAATTGTTTGACCAATCACTCTCTCTATAAGCTCATCATTGACCTGCTTTACCAAATCTCTTTCTTTTTTATTGAAAAAAAGAGGTGGTGGAGGATTATTTGGTCTATCCCATTTGTTGTCGTCCGACATTTAAAAATCCTCCTTATCCTACAAAAATCTTCATAGGAACATTTGTTTGCAGTGTTTTTGCGTCCTCTGCCATTTTAGCATCTTGAGCAACCATTGCTTCGTATGTGAGCCTATCTAGCAGTTCTTTAAGTTCTGTTTTAAGTGCATCTTTTTCAGCTTGTGATTGTGTTGCAAGTTCTGCCGCATTTAATGTTACAGCATCTCCTGGTAAAGGTATTGCTCCAAACTTACCTCGAACTTGCGCGAGCATTCCTTTAGCAATCGCCAAAGCATAGTTTCTTATCCATTGTTTGCCCATGCTGTTAATGTTTGCATAAGGTATATTTGCAAATGGAAGAGTGTTGTAATTGTTGATTCCATCTTTTCCATCTTTTCTTGTATCATCTGAACTCCATGGATCTTGTGGGATTGTAAATTCAAACCAAATCCTTTTTGGGTTTATAAATCCAAATGGAGAATTAGGTGGCGGATAAAGCTTTAAATAATTGTCTCTTAATTCATATGAGTAATGAGATGCCCTTGTGTATATACTATCCTCATATGCCATCGCTTGTGATTTATTTTGCCACGTTGGAACAATCTCAAATGTAGAATCGTCTGAATATTGACCATAAGTGTTGAGATTGCCCACAACATTTAATCCCCCATAATATCCATAAAACCTCCACATTGCAGCATTGGACTTATAATAAACTTTTCTTATTTCTACTCTTCTATTATTTACGCTTCCAGAAAAAGGTATAGAAGCAGAAAGTGATAAATTTTGAACAGTTGCTTGTAAGTCATATTCTTGCTGACCTGCAACCATGTCAACAGATGCTGTATAAACTCTAATGTCTCCCATCGCTGCTTCTTGAGATAGTCCATCTGAAACTCTTGAAACATAAGAAAAAGTAAAAGATGGATATTTTAATGCAACATGTGTTCCGCTCAAACTTGAAGATAACTCACCAGCCTCTAAATCACCTTTATGATCAAAAGTTCCAGTAGTGGCACCAAGAAAGTCAGAAAGAACATTAATTGCTTGGTGGTTGTTAATAATATAAGAATATTCTAAAGTTGCAAGTTCATAAGATGTGTAGATGTTTTGTTCTGTGAGTTCAATATCTAAAACATCGCCACCAAGCATTTTGTAAGTATATGATACTTGTGCTGCTGCACCTGATAAAAATTCCGTTGAATCAAGATATACACCATAAGGTACAGCAGTTGATGTGACATTTGCTGTATTTCCTGTAGATG